TCTAATTTAAAATCCCGGTTAGTTGCAAATGGTTTACTAGCTGCAAAATCAAAATTTTCTACAATTCGTGCTATTTGATATACAGCTTGTGGTACTGGCTTACCTTTTTTTTGTTTACCTCTTTGTGCCAATATTTCCTGTGTTTGCTGTTTATATATGTTTTCTACTTCTGTATTCCATGTACCACTATTCATTGTTGATTTAACTGCTTTGTTGTCAAATACGACTATTTCATTACCATCTTGTACAGGCATAATTGCACCGTCATATCCTTGTGCAATAAGGTTTTCTTTAAACTGTTCTGCTGATACTTGACCTGATTTAACTAATTCTTTGTCATCTAAAGTAGCTTTATATGGATTTTCTAAACGTGCATACAAAGGCATAATAATTGGATCTGTAGGGCCAGCAGGTAAACGACCAGTTTTTATTCTTAATTTTTTTAAATTTGTATAATATTTAGCTAGGTCTTTATTGTCAGTTACATATACACCAGTACCTAACCATCCTTCATCTAATCTTTTTGGATGAGATAAATCAAAATGGTCTATGCTATCTGTTGTGCCATGATAAACAATTTGTGGTGTGCCGTCAGCATTTTTTAATTTAGACTTCCCAAAAAACTTTTTAAATGCAGGTGTGTCTAATTTGACTGTGCCATCTTGATTAAATAACTGTTGTTCTGGTGATACATTAAATTTTTCGTCAGTAGTTATGTTATAAAAATATTTATTAAAAAATTCACTTGGTTTTATGTTTAATTGGTTTGCTTGAGTAACTACAAAATCTCTTACAAAATAAGATAAAAATTTAGTTTGATTAGGTGTATAAACACCAGTAGCTTTTAATTGATCATTTATATTTGTTTGGATAGCAATAGCATCTTTTCTTATTTCGTCTGACAATTCTTTTTGTTGATTTAATATTTGTTCTGCTTCTGCTCTAAGAGTTTCACTTTCATTTGCGAATTGACCGGCTTCAGTTGCACTCATGCTGTCTTGAGTAACACGCATATGTGGTTGCAATGCAATGCCTAACTGTGTGCCAGCAATTTTTGCAGCGTATGTTCCTGTTGGAATTGCAACATCACCCTGACCACCGGTAGCATTTATCTCTTTTAAATCATTAGCAATTTCTGGAGAAAACAATTCTAGTTGTTCCATAGTTATGCCATTACTTCTTAACTGCTGATTAAATATTTCTGCGTCTATAAAAATGTTTGGTACTTCTTTGTCACTAGCTACATTTTGTACATATGTTTCAAATGCATTTGGATTTCTAGTTCTTGTTTTATCTGTAATAGATAAATTAGACAATGAATCAATAAAGGCAGCATCTTGTGTCGCTTTTTGTGCTTTACTTAGATTTGTTATAAAAGTAGGGCCAGCACCTAATCCAGCTATTGGAATCATGCCAGTAGCCACCACTTCAAATACAGCAGCAAGTCTTTGTGATATTTCTGTTATACCTTCTGGTGTTAATAATTTACTTTCAAATTCACCCGTTTCAAAATAATTAGCAAAATCTTCACCTGCTATATTTACTAATTCTTGTGCTTCTTCTGTAAGCACCTCTGTTGCCAAATTGCGAAAAGCTTGAGTACCAGTTTTGCGTAAAACTTGTACCATAGTAGGTTTTAATAAAGACTTATTAACTTCTTGCATAGTTTTTCTTATTAATAAACTTTTAAATGGTGCTGCTATTGTGCTTAAACCTACAAATTCTAATCCACCATTAACAAGGCCAACTGCTATTCCAACATTTCTAGCTGTTTCGTGCGAAACACCCATGTCTATTAAAGTATTATATTGATGACCTGCTTCTATCATTATTCCTTCTTTTGCAGAACCAGTTGTCATACCCCATAAAAATCCAGTAATAATTCCACCTTTGACAGTAATTGGTGCAAATGGGCCACCTAATAATCCTAAAGAACCACCTGTAGTTGCTCCAGACACACCAAACTTTACTGCTTCTTGCAATGACTTAGACATTTGACCGGCAATAGTACCTGTGTTTTCCCACATACCAGAACCATCACCTTCTAATTCTTCTAGCCTTACACCTATTTCTTCTATACGTTTATCTATTGTTTCATTAGGTTTGCCTAGCTCTACGTTAAGTGCTTTTTGAAAACCAAGTTTACCTTGCTCAGTTTGTAGCCTACCCTTTTCCCAACCCTGTGATATGTTCTCAGGAAAATCTACTATGCCAGTAAATGCTTTTTCTATAAGACCTAAACGTTCTACATTGTCCTGTGCAATTGCTGCAAAATTAGGATCAGTTAAATGACGCATTAATATTGGATTTGTATTTGCTAAATCTAATGAATATATATTTTGTCGTTTATTTCTTTCTTTTAATATATTTAAAGTTTGATCACTATCTAAAGCAACACCGGGTGGTAAATTTAAACGCTCTGCTAATTTTTGTGCTTCACCAGTTCTATCTGGATCTAACGTAGAAACTGTATGTAAAATTTGTTTTAATTTTTTTTCTCTTTCTTTATTCTCTTGTTCATACAAATCATCAAATGGATTTTTTTGGCTATAGTTTTGGCTTGGTGCTAAAGAATTTAAATCATCAAATGGATTAGTTGGCATTATTCCTCCTCCTTATATGCAAATGCTTCGTTTAAAGTTTTAGGTTGCCCTTTCCGTACCCAATAATCTGCAATATTTTTTTGAGTAACAGGTTTATCTGCCTTACGTAAAGCATCTTGAATTGCTGGCAATACAAAATTAGGTTCAATTTTACTTGTAAACACTCTTACGTTTTCGCCTTTATAAGGTATATCTACATAAACATCTTGTAATCTATCTTGATCTACAAAAAATATATTTTTATCTTTTGTATCGCTACCACCTATAAATCCTAAAAATGGGTCATTATCAACATTTACATTGTCAAATAATACAGTGTCTAAAGCTTTTTGTTTTTCGGCTCTAGTTAATTTAACGTTACCTTTTTCTACTTGTTGTGCATTAATTTCTGTTAACCATGCGTCATGAATAGCTATATATTTTTTGTTCTTTGTTTTATTTTTAGACCTATATAAATCACCCATGTCATATCTATCTAAAGTAGCTTGTAACATAGTGACATTACCTGTAGCTTCTAAATATTTATTCTCATTTTGTAAAGAATCTGCATAATTCTTTAACCCTAGATAATCTGATTGCGATACTAAATGGCTGTAAGAAGATAAGTTATTTCTAGTTTCTGCCGGATTATTTATTAAAGTAACAACTGTATCTACATCAGATTCTTGTGGCTGTCCTTTTTTTAATAATTCTTGATCGCTTTTACTAAAATTTTCTATATCAATATTGTTAGTTGCAAGGTTTTTATATCCATTTGGTTCTGCAAATGATATTTCTTTTGCAGTATTTAATGCTTGATTATAAATATTTTCACGTTCATTTTTAATTTTATTGTATTTAGCTTCTAAATCTTTTAATCCGTGTTTTTGTGTTTCTTTATCTGTAATAGTTTCTTTAATTTCTTGTTTTAAATTTTCTAAAGGACGTAAACTTGTTATAAAATCAACTTTAACTTCTGCGTTAGTATTTTTATAATTATAATCAATTCCTTTTTTTATAACTTCTAAATCATTAGCAATTGCAATTGCATAATTTCCTACGCCAAAACGTCCATAAATTTTATTTGATTCTTCAATAATTAATTTATTGTAATTGTCTATAATCTTTTCATTAATGTTTTGTGCATATGCAGCATCTTCTTTGTATTTTGTTGTATTAATATCTAGTTCTGATTTTGCTTTTGTATATAACGAATCTGCTTTTTTTACACCTAATCTCTGTATTGCGTACAAATGTGTTGGTTGATGTTCTTGTATAAGAGTTCCTTGCAAAGTAGATTCTGATGAATAAAATTTTGAAATATCTCTTTCCTGTTGCAAGGTTTCAATATTTTCTGATAAATTTTTTTCTATAGTATTAAATTTATCTGAATCTAATCCGTCAGTAACAACTGCACCTTTGCCATCTTCAAAAGCTTGATTTGTTTTTAATGTCATTAATTTATTTATTTGCGTTAAATAATNACCATTGTTTTGATTTTGATTATTAACTAAAACTGCATCAGAAATTTTTTCTGCATTAAAATTTTCGTGTTTTTGTTCTACTCCTTTTGAAATTTTATTAAATATTGCATTATCTATGTAATTTTTATATTCTTTTAAAAATTCTTTAACTCCATTTGCATCTTTATTTTTATTAAAACTGTCTACAACAGCTTTTCCTATTTCCATATTTAGTTCACTTCTTTCTTTTAAATATTGTCTGCTTATTCCAATTTTTTCACCATTTATATTTACAGCATTTGGATCAAGATTCCAACCTTTCAACTTTGCTTTTTCTTCTAAATTTTTATGTGCCGTTAAAAAAGATCTAACAAATTGACCGCTAGGATCTCTAAAATCTTTATAATTAATTTTTGCATTATTTATATTTATATCTAATTCTGCATCTGTTTCTTTTTCTAGTTGTAATCTACTTTGTTTTAACGAATGTGTTGTCATATCGTTAAGAAAAGATTTTGTATAAACTTGTGCTTTGTTTTCAAAAATATATTTAACAACACCATTACTAGCTTTGGTTTGATAAGACTCTAATAATTTTTTCATTTCATTTTGATATTGATCAAATACTTTTACCTGTTTACCATCTACTGTTACTGAACCTACAGCATTTACACCTTTTAAATTGCTGTATTGATCTTTTATTGCTTCTGCATCAGCATAATAATTATTGGCAAGTTTTTTAGATTCTGCATCATTTAACTCATTATCTAATTTATTTAACACTCCACCAAGATTACTCATGGCTTGACTTTGTCGTGTTATATCATCAGAAACTACATCTCTTTGTGGATCTACACTTGTAGCACCAAATTGTACTTCAGAACCTGTTGCAAGTTCTTGTTGTGGTGATGTCTGAAAAGGTACAGTTGCCATAATTATGCTTTAAAAAATTCTTTTGGTAAGCTGCCAATTACGTTACCTGCACCTGTTAACAAACTACTGCTCATATTCATAAATGGATCTATAGATGATGCTGTAGCAAACATATTGCTTGCTGATACACCTAACATGTTTCCTTGAATTCCTAATCCAACAGCTTCTAAACGTTTACTTTCTACCGCTCTTACTTTATTAGAATTCATAGTTAATTTATCTATTTCTGCCAAAATATCAGAACTGGCAAAAGCTTGAGCAGTGCTTCCTACACCTAAATCTATACCTCTTGCAGCAAAAGATGTTTTTGTTTTTGACTTTCGCATACCTTGTTTCATTGTCATAATTTGATATTGCTTATTAAATGCTCTACTAATTTGTTGTGCCTGACTTTCTTTCATATCTTTGTTAAAAAGAGTCATATCTTTTTTATGCTGCAAACTTAATGCTAAACTTTTTGCTTTATATTTTTCATCTTGAGCTTTGTAAAAAGCACCAATACCACCACCAATTGCACCAGCAGCCTGTAAACCTACAGCCCTTTTGCCCATTGGTGTTAAATCGCTCCATTTTAATGTAGTCATTGTTGTACTTACCTCAACGCTTCCATATTTTTTTAATATACATACACTTTATCGTTTTACGGTCACACTATCCACCTATAGCTACTTCTATTGTTAATCCAACTATTGTCAGTGGTAACGGGTCAGCTTGCCTTATATAAATTTGTGCATTGTCCTGCCATGTAGGAGTTAACATAATTTTTATATCCTGTGTTTTTAAATTTGGTGGGAATCCATATGGTTCTGTTGTACGTTGTTTTGCTTCTACTAATTTATCTACAGAAGGACCAGCAAAAATACCAGAACTTTCTAGTACTCTTAACCAAACATGATTTACATTTTTTACACGGCCCTGTCCAAAGGCTTCTGTTTGTAATGTTAAAGGTAATGTTTGCAAATCACTGTTATAAGGTAAACCTATATGAACAACACTGGCAGCACGATTTAAAGTTACACTACCACTGGTAACAACTTTTTGTGGATGCACTGCACCATCTGCCAAAATGTTTACTGTTTTGCCTTCTAGCCATGTAATACCTGATATAACATTTCTTGCAACTTCAAATGTTGTTATTGCTGTGTTACGCAAACCAACTGGTAAATCTCTATCTAATTTAACAGTAGCCGTTGTAGTGCTTGTAGTAGAAACAATATTACATCTATAAAAATTTAAGCCGTCTACCAATACAATTGCATCATTAATATCATCAAGACTAGGTGGTGCATTAAACAATGCATAATTTGCAGTTACAGTAACGCTTTCTCCTCTTAAATAATTTGTACTGCCTGATATTGTGACTGTTTTTGTAGTATCTGTATTTACACCGTCATATGTAGAACCTGCATCAACAAAAAAACTATCACGTTGTTTTGCAAATATTCTTGTACCCATACGTTCTATATAACGTTTACTTGCACCATTTATAGTTCTTTTTATTACGCAATAAACTACGTCATCATCTCCTTCTGCTACAGAAGCAACACTTTCAAATAAACCATCTGTATCATGCTGATGCCATGCACCAATATTTTGTTCTGGCACATATGTAAGACCTAAAAGTTTACCTTGGGTATTAACAAACCATACGATGGGTAAGGGTGCTTTTGCTAAGGCTAAATCTACAATTTTAAAATTATCAAATAAATGCGCTGCACGTAATGATAAATCGCCTGTAATAAATCCATTTGCTTGCCAGTTATAACCTAACTCTCTTACATGACCGCCACGAGCAGCAGCATATACCATACTGTTATTAACAATTACTGGTTGTGAATTATTAGCACCGACATATGATTGCGGTTTTACAGATATAGATGTTGGTGTTATGGCATCACTATTAACAGAAGTGATTCTCCATTCTGCTGATCCTGTAAGCAATAATAATTGTGTTAATGGAACAATGTGTCGTATTGTATTTGCCTCTCGTGCAGCAACTCTAAATTTGATACGGTCATCATCTTTTATCGGTAAACTAAAAGATAAATTACTTTCAGTGCCAGATTTGGTCATTATTATATTTTGTGGTTCGTTAGTTGTACCAGCAAAAACTCTACGTTGTTCAAAATAAGATACAGCACCGGGAAAATTACCAGTTCCTACAAATTCATTTTCATAAATAGGTGGTGTTTTAGAAAAATCTGGTGCAATATTATTATCTACAATTTGATGAACATAACCAATAGTACAATTACCTGATCCTAAATTTGTTGCTGTAACATATGAAATTTGACTACTACTTACTTTAGTTACAATAAATTTTCCAGCAACAATACTACCGCTTACGTTTACTACATTTACAGTATCACCTGTTTCAAAACCATGATCTGCTTTAGTAATCGTAAGTGTATGCACACCAGATCCACCATCAGTAACTGAAGCGTATGGAACAGAAGCAGATTGTGTTGTGCTGCTATGACTTATTTCTCCAATAAAACCAAAAATACCTGCCTGATCTTTATAAACTCTATATCTTGACGCATCCGTAACTGGGTTCCATGTAACTGTGTTTTTTGCTCCTGTTACAAAAATATTATTACTAACAGATGCTGTACTGGACTGTGATCCTTCGTCTATTAAATTTGCTGTAATAGCTGTAACCACATATTTATGTTCTTCATAAGTATCAGCGTTTGTAGAAGTTGACGATGGTATATATGCATTTACAGAAACACCTGTTGGTGCTGCAATAGGACTTGCAAAATTTATTGTTTTAAGTTCCCATTGTGTTGCTCCAAGCCTTCTTAATTCTTTAGGTGCATGATTAGGATGTACTATTGTTATAACATCAGCAGATTGTACATAATGTACATCAAATAATTCTGCTTCTAAATATGGTGTAGGGATTTCATATGTTAAGTCAGTTGGCAATAAATACCAATCTGTTGCACTAGATAATGCCTTACCAGAACCGCCTGTTATTGAATAATAATTATTACCACCACTAGATGCTATTGCACCAATATCATAATTTGTACTGCCATTATATGCAGCACCAGCTGTGTATTTTAATGTCGCACCTTGTGTATGAAACCTAAAATATAAATTACCCATCTCAATAATCATTGTTTGGGTTGTATTAAACGTAAAAGATAATAACCTTACAGCTTTTGTACTGTCTTTTACTTCGTTAACAAATGCAAAACCTGATCTGTTTTCTGCTGGTCCCTGTGGTTTAGAAACAAAATTAACCATTTTTGCTGCACCTGATTGATATTTATTGTCATCAATACGGCCAAACATTTCTGGTGTAATTTCTCCTCCAGAAAAATCTTTTAAAAATGTACGTGTTGTTGGCATTAGTTACCTTCCAGCAGTCCAAGGTACTATATGTTCTACAGTTATATCTCTGTTTAAATTGTCAGATTGTTTTGCCTGTGCTAAATAACCTGCCATTATTTCTGTACTACGTTTTGCTTCTGCCGTTCCCTGATCTCCTTTAATAACTGGACCTGCTAACATTGATGCTAAATGCCATGATAATGTAATAACAAATAACGGTGTAAATTGAGAAGTATCAGTTACTTTTGCCTGATAACGTAATACAGCATTTTCCTGATTTGTATAAATTAAATAAGCACCTGTACTATCTGTTTCTAAAGCAAATTGTTGTGGAGTATATTGACCGGCTACTATTGTTGGTGCGTAGTTAGATGTCAAACCACCCGGTGTATCACCAGCAGACATTCTTGTAGCGTAATCATTTTGTGCTGTTGGTGATATTATTGCAACAGGAGACATCATGTCGCTAGGTGCAGCATATGCATAATCCCATTGGTCTAAAGTATTTGCTGTAGCTGCTAAACTTCCTCGTTTACTAGCAAAATTCCATGTGTGCATATTTAATAACGTATCTCTGGCAATTGGATAAAAACGTGCAGATTTTTCCGCTTGTGCTGATCCCTCTGGTGGATTAAGCGAAGCTATTGTTGCATCATCACCCAAATGAGCTAGGGCTAGATTGCAAATATCTACTTCAGTTGCCATAACAAATTTTATAAAAAAAGGGAGGTTAGCAGTTTTGCTACTAGCCCCCTATGAATAGTCAAATAGAAGACTTAACCTATTTACTTGCTGTTTTTAGTCGAGCAATTAAAGAATCTTTTGTTGCTCTTCTATCGAGTTCAATACCAATGGTACGACCATAAACTTCAAGTTCAGCTTTAGTCATTGATTCGTAATCAATTAAATCAGTAGTTGGCTCAACTTCTTCTGACGGTACGGTTGTGTTTGACGCCACAGGTAAATCAGATTTAGTTTCACCAACTAATTCGATGTGCTTGCTAAACTCTCCATTGTGTTCAAATTCTTCACCAGCCTGTCGTAATGATTGACCAACAAAACATTTGATTTTAGCTCTGTAAATAGGCATAAGTTGTTCTTAATTTAAGCTACGGTAAAACCAGAAGCATAAAACTTCCTACCGTCACCAATTGTTTCTACCACATCAGCAGTAACTTTACCAGCGTTAAAAGTACCAGCAATTGTATATCTAGCACCTAGATATCTCTGGCCTTTACCAGCGATTTCTGGATTAAAACGTACAACTACGTTTTTACCTAGTGTTAATGCTGCTGTGAGGACTGCATCACTACTGCCGATAACAGTAGGGCTTCCTAAATCTGCTGCTGCACTAGTAATAACTTCAAACTTTACGCTTGTACCATTAGCTAATGCAGTGGTAACAGCAAAATTCATGTACAATGCAGTACCTTCACCCATGTCTCTAGCAACACTTAAATCAATAGTATTAGTAGAAACAGCAGTTGTAGTAAGTGCTTGATCTTCACTTACTCTAAGCAGTTTGTCTGTAATCATTTTAAATCTCCTTTAATAATAAATAGATTAACTTACCGCAGTTTCGGTATTAAGTAACGCATCTACTCTTCTTAGAGGAACACCTAAGAATGATAAGTAGCTTTGTGCTGTTCCAAACTGTGATAAACCTTCTTGTATTGACAATACAGATTGTGATTTATCTAGTGCTGCAATAGCCATGCCTGAGTGGACAGTTCTGTTCATGTAGAACGCTGCTCTTCCCATCGCCATGTTTGGTATTCTGTACAATGCTCTAGCCATTAATTTAATAAGAGCAGTAGAAGCACTGGCAGCTTGTGTTCCAGTTGTTCCTAATAAGTCAGAAATGTCAATGTTGCAAATACGTACAACGTATCTCCAATCTTTAACAACCAAACCGTTTTTCCATTGGTAACGTGTAGCAAAAGCTTGTAGCCTTGTACCGTCACTGTTGTATACAGTTTGCTCACCTAGATCTTCGTGGGTTAAACCTGCTTTAGATCCTTTTGGAAAAGGACAATATACAGTTTGATCACCCCATACAACTAGATATACAGAAGCATTGTCAGAACCTGATCCACCTGCACTAAGAACGTTAACAGAGTTATCAGCAGATAAACTGCCATATCTTGGTGCTAAACCTAAAAACTTTTTAGGATCTGTTCCGGGGTTACCGTAGAACATTGTTTCAGCTTGTGTCTGGTTCATTGCTTCTAAGAAAGCAGTATCTTCAGATAAACGGAACTGTGCAGTGTTACCATTTAACATTGCTAAATCCTTGTCTACCTCAGAACGTGCTTCTAGAATTCCGCAAGCTTCATCAACCTGTGCTGTTGTTGATTTAGTAGATGGAATACCTTGGTTTAATGCTCTCCAATAAACTGATGGTAATCCTGTTCTGATAACTACACGATCACCAGTAGGTAAATTACCTTCCTTAAATACGCAGTCATCTAATATTTCGTTGGACTGTGATAACAGTTCTGCAACGATTGGGACTCTACCGTCTGGGTCAGATCTTTTTGCCCAATCCGCTAGTGTTAAATTTGAATTTGATAGGGTAGCCATTAATTAACTCCTTACTTAATTTTGCTGATTAGAATATAGTGCTGCTGCTATGCCGTTAAAATCTTTTGGCATGCTATTGCCTTTAGCATTAGCACCTTCAGAATTACCAACATAACTGTCTTCACTAATTGCCTTACCTGCTCGGTACATAAACCTGATTATTTCAGGATGATTTCCCAAGCCTGTATCTTGAAGCAGCGACTTTAAAGCATCAGTACCAAAAGCATCGAGTGATTGTTTTGCAACAGTTAAATTATCGTTCAAACCTTCACCACCAAATTCTTTATCTGATTGTGATTCGTTTGCCCAATCTAATCTAACCTGCTCAGCTGCTTTGGCTTGTCGTTCCTGCATTACAGGTGCAACTTTGTCCAATACTTTTTGTGCAGCTTCCTGTGGCAAATTTAGTTCTTTAGCGACTTCACCGAATGCTGTTAATACTTCGGGGTCGAGTTCATCTGGTGCGTCAGCCACCTTTGCATTAAACTCGTATTTGTCAGGCGCACCTTCTGGTGTTTCCTTCTCGCTAGTTTTACTTTCAACAGCGGTTTCATCCGAAACTTGTTGATCTTGCACACTTTCAGCTTGCTGCTCAGTTTCAGTAGTTGCTTCTGTTGTAGCGTCTACTGTTTGCTGCGTGTCGCCTTCATTTGTTTGGTTGGCTTCCGTCATCAG